GATTCTAATAAAGATTCTATTACTTGTCTTTCTTCAGGTGCAGGAACTCCATTATTGAAGTTAACCATTGCAACAGGTAAGAAACCATTCTCAATATTGTTTAGATGTAAGTTAGATAATTCAGCTTCTGAGAATGAGAATTGTAATGCAGATATCCAATCAGGTAATGAATAATAGTATCTACTTGGTTCGTATTCTTTTATGTAAAGTATTTCTACTTCTTCATTAGATGAACCAAATGTAGGAATAAATGTTTTTTCTTTTTGTTTTCTAACATCACTCCAATCTATACAATAGTAGTAACCTTCTATCTTCTTCATACCATGTATTTTCTTAGCACGAAGGTTTTGTACAGGTGTGTGATACATCTTTAAAATTTGAGTGTGTGATTTATTCCATATCACTTGAAAAGCTGCATTACCAAACAATTTGTAATCAAATGATATCTTTTTTAAATCTTCTGGTGGAACAATCTTATCTAACTCTTGTTGTTTCGATTCTTCTTTTGTAAATAATCCTTTACCATATATTAAATCAGCAACACCATCAATACAAGCCGCATTGGTTGTAGAAGTATTATATGCTTCATTTAGTAAACCGAAATAATCATCTTGGTCTAATATTCCAACAGGTACCCATTGGTATCTTGTTTTAGTATCTTCTTGTACAATTGGTACATCTTGTCTACTAAAATTAATTACACTAAATTTTTGTTGTTCTTTCATAATTAAAGTACTATATAATCATTATCCGTTACATTCGATACAAACTCATCGTTCTGTGTAGTATATACTGATTTATCTATACTCTGTGATGAATAAACTTGCATTGAACCATAATATATACTTCCACTATTACTACCACTAATTTCTACTAAAAATTCTTGGCCTGTTTCTACACTACCTTCTAATGATTGTGAAAATGTAAATACATTCTCATATGGATTAAATGTATAAGAACCACTTAAATTATAAGAAGATGTTTCATAAGTTAACATATCCTCTAATTTAAGAGTAAATACATCATTAGAACCTGTATTTCTTGTTCTAACCACGAATTCATTACTTTGACTTATGTAATAGCTGAGCATATTTATCTAAACTTTATATTATAACAACCCAACTTTAACTTGTCATTATGTGAACATAGAGCACAAAAAAAACCCTACCGAAGTAGGGTTTTCTTATATTATACTCTAAGGTTTCTACTAATTATCTCTTATGAATAGACAATTGTAGGCTGACCTGCTAAGTTTGCAAATGGGTCAGTTGAAGTTGAACCAGATAAGAATGCTGCTGGTAACTTTTCTTCTGCAGTCATTGTGATAGAATAACCATAAAGGTCTCCTAACGCTCCTCCTGTTTGAATAGTTCCCGCAGTTAAATCTGCTCCATGTTCTTCACCAACTAACAATGCATCTCCAGCATTTGTCCAAACGATTATTTGAGGTCTACCATAAGCTAATAACTTTAACTGAGTTGTCATTTCATTTGTCAACTTCTTTAAATTTAAAGTAGTTTCTTGAGAGAAGAATGTTGTACCATTCTCTCTTGATGAATTGACAGTTTCAGTATAAGCAGAAGTTCCTTTGAGTTCGTAATAATATACAGTAGTACCTGATAAATCAGTTACTTCACCAGATACATTCTTTGTGAATGAACCTGATTCGAAGTTTATAAAGTAAACACCTTGTAGTCCACCTACACTGTCTTTACATACTTCTTGCCTTCCGGCTGTTAGATTACAACTCATAGTTTTCTCCTTTTTTTAGTTATTAGTTAATTATTAGAATGCCCCATAATAAACGATATCTGAACCTACACCGAACTGAGTTCCTGCAGTATATCTCATGATGATTCTGTAATTTTGTGAACCATCAAGATTCGCCATGTCAAGCACTCGCACTTCGTTGTGGTCAGAAAGTAATCCTGTACCAAAGAATAAGTTTGATTTTTGTGCTGCCACAATTTTATCATCACTCATACCTGGACATAGAACTAATTCAATACCTTGGAAGTTTAGAGGTTTCTCACCAACATTTAATTGGTTGTTGTAAGAATTGTTTACAGGGTCAACTAATCCTGAAAGTGCTGATTGATAAGCTCTTGCAGTTTTAGAACCGATATAGATAACTAAATCTTCTTTACCATATACAGTTGAAGGAATAGTATCGTAAACATCTTGTAAAGTTTGTACTACTGTAGCTGCAGTAATAGAACCAGATACGATAGCACCGTCTCCATCTCTTCTTGCAGGTTGTACAGCAGTTGTTAATAGTGTAGCTGCAGATGCTGATAATGCATTTTCAAATCCACCAAATTCACCATTTACGGTTGAATCACCTTGCCAGATATCAGTTTCAGTTTTTTCAGCAACTTTTCCACCTACATATGATACTAAGAAATCATTAAAGTTTCTTGGGATTTCATCAAATGCAGAGTATCCAAGTTGTAAAGCATTCCAAGAATCCACGAATTCTTGTTTACACAATTGTAAGTTTACTTGTAGCTCTTTAGGCTGCAAGATTCTTTCTTCGATTGAAGCAGATGCAGTAGCAGTGAAATCACATGATGCATCAGCAACTAATGAAGAAACATCAACCTTTTGGATTACTTCCTTAAACTTTACGTTTGGCTTGATTGTTACCAAGTTGTTGTCAAGTGTTCTTGCAGACAACAACGCAGCTGCGATATAATCAGCAGCAGCTTCACCAGCGTAAGTTGAGTTATTAATCTCAGGTTGAACAGCGAAATTTTGTAATTTTCTCATTTTTGTTCTCTCTTTAATTTAAGTTAATATTATTTGTACAATCTACTTAGTACTGAATTGTGTGAATTCGGTATTCTAAATGAATTGGTTTTCTTTACTTTGTTGAAATTTTGGTTTTCAACAGGAGCACCATCTAATCTCTTAGATTCTAACTCCTCTTCTTTTTCTTTTTCTTCTTCAAGTTCTTCTTCTTCTTTCTTGATGTCCTCAAAGTACTTTACAAGTTCTTCGATTCTTTCTCTCATTTCCTCAATCTTATCAGAATGTTCACCAAGTTTAGTTTTTAAGTCTACAATCTCTGCATCCTTATCAACCACCTCCTCGTCTACTAATTCTTCTTCTTTTGATTCTTCTTCAGATTCAAGAGTTACTTGTTCAGAAATTTCTTCTACTTTTCCAGATTCAGGTAGTTTTTCTACCTCATCTGTTGATACATCAGCTAATTCTTCTTCCTTGTCATCATGCTCCTCAGCTTCAATCTCAACATTCTCTCTTTCTTTAATGATACCATCTTCAGTAAAGATTTTGATTCTGTTAATATTTCCGCTTTCGTCTTTTAATTCAAGTAAGTGCTCTCCATCAGGAGCAGGAGTTTTAGTACCATCTTCGCTGATTACCTCAACAGACTCACCTACATCAAAAGTTGGAGATTCAACAAGAGTTCCATCAGCTAATCGTGCTACAGTAAGTTTATCCTCTTTCTTTTCTTCTTGTAAAGAAAGTAGAGTCATAATCTTACCTAATACTGTGTTTGAATTCATAGTTTTCTCTCTTTTTTTAGGTTATATTAATTAATATACATATATAACAATCTCTTGACTGTTTATAGTAATTTTTTATTTGTTATGTTCTTGTGCTAATCGTATTCTTTCTTCAAAATTATCTACTGAAGAAATACAATGACCATCACATTTATTATTTACATCGTGTGTGCATTTACAAATTTCATCACAATCAAATCTATTATCTTCCATAATTATATCCTCGCTCTATATTCTTCTACTTCCATATCATATACAGAAGAAGATGCTATTACCATATCCGGTGTTTGTTTAATTGTTTTACATTGTGATAATACCTCTTCTGTATAACTTCCTAAATTTGGAAATGATGTAACACCTTCAAGTTGATAAGTTAATGAAGTACCTGTTGTAAGTTCTTTATCTCCACCAAATCTATAAAGTATTTGTGGTTGTTTATCTAAAACATTTGTTGGGTCTCCATATCTTTGACCCGATATTCTATTTAATTCATCTTGGTTTAATGAAGATGTATAATATGCAAATTCTCCAAATGAACCACTTGGTGTTGATGCTTTTCTAATATTTTGATTAAATCCAAAAGACAACCAAACTTTATCTTGAGAAGTAGAAGTTGTTGTAAGGTTTGTAAATTGCATAGGGTCTGTTGGTGCTCCACCTTGACCCGCTCTATCTAATTGAAGTACACTTGCACTTACACCATTTACAGCACATAATGCAGTACTTGCAGCCATATCTACTGAATAAGCAACTGTAATGGGTTCTGGATTAGTCCAATCATATATTGAACCACTATTAATTAAAATTAGACCATCATAGTTACTACCTGCATTAGGTCTTTGTCTAATACCAATTCCTAATTGTCCTTTTAATACACCTAATGTATTATCTATACCTGTGTAATCACTACCAGGACCAATATTCATCTGATTATCAGCGGTAGGAATTGCAAGTGCAAACCAAGTTGAAGATTGTTGACCTTCAGCAGAAAACAAAAAGTACTGGTCTTGACCACCACCTAATCCTGTTTTATAATCTGAATTAGGATAAGCAGTTACTACCCAAGCTCCATCTAAATTGTTACCTTGTGTAACATCTTGTTCTGGAACTCCATATCCATTTCTTTTATCTGATGTAGATGGAGTGATTGCACTATTATCAAACCTATCTATTTCAATAGTATTGTTTTTATTATAAGTTAATGGTCTAAACATAATTAACTAAAGTTATTGATATAAGTTCCATATAAAGAAGAATCAACTACCAAGAATGAAACAATATCTTCTGCAGAGTTTGATGGTGTTGGTGAATAATTATATCCTTGTCCAAATTTGAAATCTGGTGAGAATGAAATTGAACCAGTATTACCAGATGCAGGTTGTTTTACTAATACATTAATTGATTGTCCACTTTCTCCAAATGTAGATACATCTAAGTGAGTATCTGCAGATGATACAAGAGTTAATTCGTATGTATTTGATGTTGTTAAATCAATTGATGCAGTATTAGATGTAATTGTAAGTGTTTCTTTTCCACCACCAATCGCACCTTGTACACCAAATGAACCAGTTACTTGTAAATCATTTGTAGTTGCGTAGAATGAACCTGTTTGTTCAAAGATTCCTCCACCTCCTCCACCGAATGATGAAGTAGCAACTAACTCAGTAACATTACCAGCACCACCAGCCCATACATATCCTTCTGTTAAAGATGCGGTAAATGTACCAATTGCATTTATATTGTTTATTGTTAAATCACCTGATGATGAGATAGCTGCTGATGCAGATACCGAACCATCTGGCATTAAATGTACTGCTGGTTTAAGTGCACCTGGTGAAGCACTTACTCTTAATCCTTGAGTACCCCAAACATCAACAGGTATTGTTGCTGATGGGTTGTTTAATGCAAATTGTCCACTTGCAATTGCATCTACACCGATAGATATATTACTACCTGCGATACTTACATTAGCTTGTCCACCACCATCTAATAAATTTACAAACGCGGATTCTGAACCATTACCAGCATTTATATATAATTGGTGTTGTAATGGTGAGAATTTAGCAATAGATGCTAATTGAGAACCTGAACGGAAGTAATCAATTGATATTCCATTTGCAACACTTATATCTGTATTATTACCATATCTCTTGATAGCTGCAGAATCTAAATCATATCCTCTGTTACCAATGTTTGTTGTTGTTGGTAAAACAAATAATTCTGTTGCTGAGAAGTTAGATATTCCAGGTAATCCTTGTACTTGGAATTGAGAATTTGGAAATACAGTAAAGTTAGCATTATTACCAACATTTAAAGAACCACTAAAATCTGTTTGTCCATTAAATGTTGATAAATTAGTTGTAGTAACACCAAGTACCTCTGCATTTCCTGTTGAGAATATTGAACCAGTTATTGTTTGGTCTCCATTAAATGTATTTGAACCTGTTGTTGCAAATCCGAAATCAGTAATTTGCTGTGAACTACTAACAACACCACTTGGTAATTGGTCTACAATAGAACCACTTAATAGACCAGTTCCATTGAATGAAGAACCACTAATGTTACCTGTTGTTTGTATATCACCGCTAAACTCTGATAAGTTAGAACCACTATTAATTCTTATAGACCAATCTGTATCAGCAGTACCAAATCCTAAATCAATAGTGCTAGTAGCTGCTGATTGTAAGTTTTTAATTCTAACATCATTTGAAACAAGTCCTACATAATGTGTTGAAGAAGAAATAGCTAACATATCAATGTATGATATACCTTCAATTGTAGCAGGAGTAAATTTAGTTACAAAATCAGCACCTGGTGTAATACTAACTTCACCAGTTCCACTTTGGTTTTGTATTGTTATACCACTATTGTTTTGTACATTTAGTGTGTTTGTTGTTTCAACAGTTGTACCATCATCAGTAATAGAAGAATCATTTAGGTGATGACCTCCATCTGATTTAGGTATTGTATTACTTGTATTATATGTTGGTGAACCAATTGTATTATATTCAGGTCCGAATAATACTACACCAAAGTTATCAGGGTCACCTGAAGATGTATATTCGTAGAACCAATCATTTGTACCACCATCAAATTGTAATGAAGCAGTTGCTCCACTCGAACCACTATCTATTACTTTAATACCAGCATATCTTTCTGTTGGTGTATCGTTGTTTAGAATTATGAATGCATCTCCAATAATCTTAGCCGAACCTGTAACTGATTCAATGTATGCAAATGAACCAGTACCATTAACAGTTATATCGTTGAATGTTTGATTACCTGTGAATATGTTATTCTTGTTTGTAAATGCAATAGAACCAGTCGAGAACTCTTGTGGTACATCATTACTATCTCCTACCCATATGTATCCTTCTGTGATGTTTGGTAAATCATTACTTCTACCACTACCAACAACAATAATCTCACCTTCAGTTGCATTTACTTTACCACATATACCAATGTTTTGTATTAAATCAGAACCCGTTGGTTTGTTTGTTGTTAGTACTCCTGCTCCATTTACATATACAGATTGTCCTGCTACTAATCCACTTGTATCTATATTCTTTAATCTACCACTAATGATTGCTCTACCTGTAGCGTTGTTTGCTAATGTTTCTTCTAATAAACCAATTGCTGGCATATTAGCGGATATTGATGAATCTGCAAGTATTACATTAATATTTTCACCAGTTACACCTGTTGCGTGTACTGCTAATCCTTTGTTGATTGGTGAACCACTTGTGTTCTTAACATTTACAAATACATCTTGTGTTTGTAATGAAGATGTTACATTATCTACTTCAATGTTGAATGTAGTTGTATCTCCTTTAGTAAATGTAATAGTTGCATCAGATACAGAAGCTGTTGTTAGAAGTGAACCTGTATCTTGTGGTACAACATTCAATGCAAATGATGCAGTAACAGCATAAGATGAACTCAATGCTGATGCAACTTGTCCATCTATTCTACTACCACTTAAATCACCTGTTGTATCTTGTAAAATAATTTGTGAAGAACCAGAAACAGTTCCTGCAGGTACGGTAGCTGATACGCCAGTCAACTTACTACCATCACCGATGAATTCTGAAGCAGAAACATAACCACTACCACTAAGGTTGGAAAATGAACCAGTACCATTTAATTCGGTATTGGCTTCTAATGCTACTGCATCAATAATATCATTATTAAATTCTCTCAGTTTTTCAGGCGTAATAAACTGAGAATTGTTATTTGGAAAATTATTAGAATTCTCCGTTCTTAATTGTGCTTTAGTTTTTGCCATAATTCTTTTATCTTATTTCTCTAATGTCAAATCCGTCTGAGAAACCACTTGAGAACGCTCCTTTTGATACTAATACTGATTCTGTTTTACCAATACCTTGATTTGCTAAATACCCATCACAGCATTCTACTGAGTAGGTATTAGAATGTAAACACAGACAACCTCTTCTACTGTTCTTAGGAGAGGATTGACCAATAGTTGGACCGATATAAATGCCAGTTTCTCTCTTCTTTCTTAAACTTCGTGAATATGACATAAGTTTGTTTTTCTAATATAACAATAGAAATCACAATTATATTGGTTATAGTTGTTACTTATACTTTCTCATGTTAGCTTTATGTATAGAGCGTTCCATCTGCACCTTATCAGCAATGTAACATAAGTTAAGTAAACAAGTTTCTAAAGGAAGTTGGGTTATTGTATCGAATTTTGTGATATCTTCTCCTGCAAGGATTGCAATTGATTGATAGCCTCCCCACTTTCTTGAAAAATTTGCTGAATATGTGGATGAGGGGTCTCCTGCTTCAATACTTCCTCCTTCGAAGATTTCAGGATAGCGTTCAGCAAGTCCTTGTAGGTACGATTGAAGAAAAAAAAAGTGGAGAAGTGAATATCCATAGAAGTTTCTAACCATTTATCTTCCATCTCTTCTGTTACACCTTTGTATGATTCTATTTCATATAGAGCTCCTACCTTATTAGTTACAGGTCTGTATAAGATACTCATGATAGTACTCCAATTCTTATCTATACTAAGAGTTTCATGTTTACTCAAATCTAAATAAGCACCATAAGGCATATCACCAAGATTAGGTTCAAATCCATATTCAACACCATCTATCTTAACAATTCTTTGTAAAGGATAATCTTGTTTAGATAATAACTTGTTTAAATCAGATTTAATATTACCAAGTGTATTGATATCTAATTTACTTGTTACCTCAGGTGTTAAACCACATAAGTGAAATAAAAGAAATGCAGTTTGTGCTTCTTTATCATCTTCATAGTTTTTTAAATCTTCTTGTATTCTTAAATATTTTTTAAGTGTTACCGCTGAATAATCATTCGGAACTACTAACTTTACTTCTTTTTTCATTTTGGTATATTTCCTTTAACTTGTTCAAACTTAACTGATGGTGGTAAGAAGTTTGGTACTTTATCTTCTACTACTATTGCTTCTATTTCTTCTATCTCTTCTCTTAATTTTAAATCTGTAATCTCTATCTTTTGATGT